GGCCCCGCATGCTAGGAGCCTCGGCCACATTAATCCCACGGACAGGTAAACCTAATTCCTGTAGCCTATCTACTACTCCTGACCCTAAACCAATTGAATCTACTAGGATTTCTATTGGCTGTTGCGATGGGGGCAGTTCTTCGTATTTATTGGTAATTAAACCTGTTAACTGCATCAGGTCTTTACCCTTCCAAGACTCAATCCAGTTAATGACAGTACCTTGTCTCTCGGCTAGAACACTTTTATCCATTCCAAATCGTGCTACGTCCAAGCCCCAGATTTTTGGAGTCATTTCAGACATCTGAATGTCTCGATTCTGTGCGTCTTCTACCAGAGCTAAACTGATAATTGTTTCATCGTCCGTCTTAGGGAAATCACCCAAGACCCTGACGAAAAAAGCAGAGGAGTCCTCGCCGTAGCGGATCGCCATCTCTTTAACGAATTCTTTTGAGACTCTTGGTGAATCCACACAACTGACGTGCATTGTGTACCATTCACTTTTAAGTCGATGATGCGACTCGTAAAAAGTGCCAGATGTCCTAACCGGGTTCCCTAATAACAGCGTACAGGCTGAGTCTGAACTCATTGATCCTGCTGCGGCCTCAAAGACCTGTTCTGGCACACCAGAGGCTTCGTCTACGACTAATAAGACGTGGTCTGAGTGAATTCCAGCGAGCGCCTCCGGCACTTCTGCCCTAGCTGTGCGACAACTTATGAAGGCATCCTGGGGAGCCGATAACAGAACCACCCGGTCCGAGGTGACCTCCAACAAAAGCTGCAAGGCTTCCGGTAGCTTTTTTATCCAGCTTTTTACTTCTGAAAACAAAGCGTCAAATAATTGACTAGACGTTGGAGCAGTTAAAACAATCTTACAGGGGTGCTTGGTTAAGAAATACCAGACAATCGTCCAGCTAGCGACCGTGCTCTTCCCCGTACCGTGCCCGGACCTTACCGAGATCTTACGGGTGTTCTTAGCAACCTGTTCTAATAACTGCGCCTGCCAGGGGTCCGGCTCAACCTTTAAAACCTCTTTGACAAACTTAACCGGGTCATTCCGATACTTTTTAAGAAACGCAACAAACGGGTTAACTTTCGACAAGGGTTTGACTCTCGTGATCGATAATATTCTCGCTCATACCCAAGGCCGTGATCGCTTCCAGGTGCAGCGCATTCACATCGGTGACATTTAAATCGACGCGCTGTCGATCACCCCAACGATCAGGATTAAAGCGCGAGGCCAGAAACTTACGCGCATCCAAAGACACCCGAGCTGCTGCTGCATCCATATCACCCGTTTCTACATCGTGAGCGATCTTTTCTATGCGCTCGGCATGAAAGTCTGCCCTAGCCTTACGAGCTTCCTCGTAACGTTGGGATAGATCCTCATGAGCATTGATGTACCCATTGATCGCATTGATAGTTAGATCTAGATAACTGGCAGCGGCCTTAGTCGATTCGCCCGCCGCGACAATTTTAAAGAAGTGTTCCCAAGTTTGAGGATCTTGCAATAAAGCAGCCCTCTCCTTGCGTGTAACTTGTTTCTTTCTCATTTACTTTTTCCCGCTTGAGCCTCCGTAAAAAAATGCCGCTGCTGTACCCAAGATCCCCGATAACTGACCAAGGACCAGTGAAATAATCGTTTCATCATTCTGATCATGCGGCATGAGAGTCACGATCATCACGAAACCCCCATAGAGCAGCAAACAAAGAATTGAAAAAATCTTGGGCGTCCAATCGGATGCAAAGTTCTCTCTCGCATCCTTCCGGTCCTCAACCTCAGTCTTAAAACTCTCCAGGTCGATTTCCATCTCACGGATACGATTCTTAAAATCCTCATCTGCCTGCTTGAGAGCTACCGCCCGTTCGGGTTGTCTCTCGATTAGATCCTCAATCTCATTGGCAGTTGTATTCTCAGGAAGACCGAGCTTCGATGCGGCCATCTTCACAGCCATACCCGCCATCGGACCACCAGCGGCTGATGCAATCGTCGGAGCAAGGCTCTTCAGCAGGCCACCGAGTTTCATAGCGTTAACAGGTATAGCTTGATCATAGCTTCGGTATTCCTAATTACTTTCCCGCCGTGTCTTCCTCAACGATTTCATCAATGGTCGTACAGACATCAGGGATACTTACACCCGTTGTGACCTCAGTCGCTACCCGGCCAACTGCCCGTATTCCCTGGTAGATCTGTGAGCAATACAGCTCCTTATTGGCGATCATGTCCTCAGACACAGAACAGGCAGATAACAAACAAGCCAGAATCACTAGTCTCATGAAATTTCCTTTAAACTTTTAAAAGGTAAAAAAATATATTTCTCACAGGTTAAAAAAACGCAACTTGTCAGCTAGAGTATAAGTACAACAATTAATCGGGGAATCGTTATGGCAATTACAAATTACACTTACAGCAGAAAAAAAATGCACAAACGCACATATGATGAACAGCTTGCGGTTAATAAAAAACTTTCTCTTGACGAAAGAAAAAGGTATTGCGCTTATTGCCAAAAGAAATTCTATGTGCCGACAAACTCAAAAAGTACTAGTTCTTGGTCAGCTGTTGGAGACCGGACACACAATTTTTTCTGCAAAGAGAGTTGCGCTGCATACTGGGCCGTTGAGCAACTGACGGAAGCAATAGAGAATGACAACTACAATATTAAATTTTAGTGATGCTCCTCTTATGTAATTTCCTTTAAACGTTGGAGGTAAACACTCATCGAATGATCAGAAACCGAATCAGACAGATCAAAATCCTCCGCCATAAACTCCGGTTTCGGATTCATATAATTATTGTTGTCATTGGCCAAATAAAACGTCTGCTGATTAGAAGATCCAATGGTGAACAAAAATCTCGGCAGTCTGGTCACGACGTCACTGCCCGATACACAACTCATTACCTTACCTTCTGGAAAACGGACCTTGGACGGCTTTAAAAAGACCCGGGGCTTGCCATAGACATAAAGCTCACTTTTCTCAAAAAGCTTCGGAAATTTTTTCTGGGTGTATAAAAAAGCCAACTCGGATTGAGCAGCCCCTAAACTATGCCCGGTGAAAATTAATGGCTTCTCTGTACGCTCAATAACCGTCAGAATTTTTTTCAATTTTTTTCTGACAGAAAAATGTGAGATTGCAAATCCACCGTGGACCCAATTGCCCAAACATCTCAAGGGGCAGGCGAATAAATCAACCAGGATGTCTCTGGGCTGCTGTGAGCCACGAAAGACTATGTAATGCTTATCATCACGCTCCAGCCAGAAAAACGTCGTAGAAGTAATCCGGTTTTCATATTTTCGAGCAGGGGCATAGCCCACTTCAGTAAACTCGCCGTAAGCCCGGTTGGAAAAGGCAGCGCATTGGGTTAGTTGTAAATTGTCCATAGGGTGTGTGTGGGGCTATTCCTCTCACTACCCCCGCGTGCTGAATCGAGGGGGGCAAAAATGCAAGCGGGCGAGTATCTTACCCGTCCTGCTGCATCGCTAAGTTATTGATATTTATGGTTTTGTACTTTCGGGCCCGTCAAATCGTGTGTTTTAGTTGGCAAAACTAGCGGATTTCTGTAGGATCGCGCGCACTCGTGAGGCTGGCGGCGCGGCTATCGCAAAGAGATACGGTTTTGTCCCCTTCCCCGCATCAACTCTTACCACCTGCTATCCTCAATCATTGTTTCGTATTGCCTGATCTCTATACCAGATAGTTGACTGTGTACTCTCTTGCTCTTGAGCTCTTTGCTCCTCTCCAGTCATAGGTATCTATTACCGTGACTTGCTCTACTGTCTTCTTAACCGGGCTCTGTATTACCTCGGTTCGAGTCTCTCTGTTAACGTGAGTTGAGACCAAGGGAACTGCTGATACTGGACCTGACGCTATTTCATTCATTCGCAATAACTCTTGTTGCACCGGGTACATCCACTCTTGAGCTCTTCCAGGCTGCTCTTGTCTGTAGTCCAATCAAACCCACACTGACATATGCAGTTATCAGGGAAGCTAACGTAACCACCCGATAGCTCGCTCTGCTTTCTAACTATGGCATCTCGTAAGGCTTGATCGAGTGAGTTGGAACCGTTGATCATGATTGGTCCTAAAGTATTATCATTTAATGCAGATACTAGTTGTATCTAAAGAATACCCTTGGTATCATTTGGGTGTTCGGAAAAAAGGCATTTATTAACCAACTTGTGAGCCTGCATTCAGCGAATCACTAAAAGGAGATACAACATGAGTACACGAGCAACCTACAAATTCCACACTGCTAATGAAAACACTCGTCCCCTACCTCTTGTGACGGACAGACAGTGCGCTTATATCCATCATGATGGATACCCATCTGGCGCGCACACTTACTTCATGAATTGGTTTGAGAAGTCTCTCGATATACAGGAAGAGACAGGCCAGCCTCTCAATGTTTCTTTTGAGAGCTTTTTAGCTGCCAACCCGAAAGCCGAGGTAATCTCTGATCATTGTGATCACGGCGATACTGAGTACCGTTATGATATCTACACGGCTGACGGTAGATTTTCTTTTGATAGTCACATCGTTGTTTGGAAGCGCAACTTCGCAACAGAAAGCTGGGAAGGTATTTTCTCAGCAACTCTGGAGCAATTCTCAAAGGATCTTATTGCTGACAGAGTCGATACCCCATCAGCGAGGGCCGCTTACCTATGAACAACTTCCTAGCTATTAACCTTTGTGAAGGTATTGAACCTGAAGAGTACGATGGCCAAGTCCTTGAGGCTTGGCAGTACCTTCACGATACACGACTCGCTTACCAGCTCCAGGGATTCTACGGGCGTACCTGTCAGGATCTCTTACAGTCTGGTCTTATCACTGACAATCTTGTAACTTGCAATTAACGTTGGGAAGCGGGTTACTTCTTTGTGACCCGCCTCTTTATCATTAACGGCGATAAACTCTCTGCGTTACTTTCACCCCTCGGCAACTTATTAACTTTACCACCGCGCTCCAGGTAAACTTTGATGTCTCGTTCTAACGCTTTGATCACTGTCCGTTTATTTGCTGAATCGATAGTGGTAGTATTCGCCATCGTGATTTATTCCTACTTGCTACGTCAACGCTAAAGGGAGCAACCTCATGCATTATCTATTACGCACAGGCAATATCGTGATGCCTTACGTTGAAGCGTGGCGTGAGGGTTTAAAAAAACACCTGAAAGGCTTGCCCGAGAACTCTACGCTACCTATCCCTGACAATGTCATATCTCTTGATCAGTACCGAAAAAAGAGGGAGCTAAAATCGCACTGATGACCGCAGGCAGCAATTCCTTATTGTTGTAAGCCGCCCTTAGTGCATTGAGACCGCCTTTGTTAGTAAAGAGTATCTTACGAGCGTTTTGTATATCTTCGCGCACTGGCAGATCATTGTCTCGGGCAAACTTGGCATCTCTGATGTAGTTTTGCTCGGCTTTTGTAACTAAATCAAGTTCGATGGCATCTCTTATTTTCGGATGATCATCAAGCATCTTAAATAATTTACCCGTTGCAGCTCTACTACCTTGGGCAGACTCTTTTAAACTTTCTTCAAAATCTAAGTAGTCCGAATCAATTTTAGCTCGGGTAACTTTATTCGGGGCATCGCTAATAATATTATCGATTTCAGCTTGCATCGCTTTCGCGTCTTTCATACCAAATCGTTGGTTGGGTTTTGCCATCTCAGCTTTACGGATTCGACCTAAATCAGATTCTCCGTACTCATCGTTAATGAATCGAACGCCGCTTCCATAATCGACTGCAAAATATCCATTGTTTACTGCGAGATCATTTAGCTGTTGCATCTCTGAGAGAGTAACAGGCCGACCTAAATTTAATTCTAGAGAGGTTCTCTCTCCAGCCGTTGTTTGATTGTCTGGTATGACTCTGTGCCAGGCGCCTGCATTCTGTGCATCAATATAAGCGCGCGCACCTTCCACTGTGTTTAATAAACTGGCATCTGCTGTTCTTACCACTCCGTCTGTTTGCACCAACGGCCCAGCAACGTTCGCTGGATTAAACTCGGTCATTCCGCTGCTCGACGTAAAAGAACCCATACCAGGAACCGTCGGCTCGACTAGCATACCTGTGCTTGCGTAGAGCCTGTCTCTACCCTGCGGGTTCATCCAATTGGCTATATCTGTGAATTCCTGACGCTGGCCGAAAGGCATATTAACGATACCTTCTAAATGACCCGTTCCCATTCCTGGGACTTGCTCATAAGTGCCAGCGGCGCGATACTTGGGCGAGTAATCCCCATAATGCAAAGCACCTTCCCCAGGTTTAACTTTCCCGTCAGCTATTTGTTGACCTGTCCACGCAGCGGCTTGTACGGACAAGGGGTCATACTCTTTACCCAATTTTGCTAAATCATCAATGATGAAATCAGTCTGTTCGTCCATAAAAGAATGTTGTTGCGGAGAGAAGCCAGCTTCATACGGTTTCCCCTCTGGATATTTTTTTGTAACTGGCCCTTTGTAACCAAACGCCCTGCCTTGCCAGATATCGTGGACGGGTGTTGTCGCTAAATCAGGATTCCAATTGACTGCAAGATTACGCATGAAAGGCGTTAGTTTTGGATAGTATTTTATGTCTTTTCCACGCAATATATTTTCGATGACAGGAGACTGCCTCGGCCAAAACTGTCCACTTTGAACAGGCTCACCAGCGGCAAATTGATTGATGCCTTTAATGGCAAATCCTAAATTTGTATCAACCCCGGTATTCGATGAAGTCAGCCCGAGAACATCTGCCGCCCTGGTTCTTGCTTCATCAGTATCATCAGTGACCCGACTGATAAAATCGCTAGAGTCTTGATACCAATTTTTACCCTCATCCCCGGCTATCACTCGTTCTTTGTAACGCTTCCTCATCGCTCCTAATTTTTGAGGAGTGTTCATTCCAGCCGGGGCTCCAACGTATTGCCCGGTACTGCCAACTCTTTTTTTAGCGCGACCCACACCAGAGGCTTCTCGAATATTTTTAATTCCTTTTCGCACAATTGGGGTAACTGCCTCTGCCCCAGGAATAACACCCGCCATACCCAGGACAGTGTCAACTGTTCCTGATATAGCATCACCCCGACCGAAAGCCGCTTTTGCGTCTGATAGCGTCATTAAGCCCGGATCAATCACATCCAGAGCATCTATCATCGTTTGTGTTCGTCGGCGGCCTCTGGAATCAGAGCCAAAGACGCTTAATCCTAAATCTTCAGCACGTTCTCGATACGTTGGGGGAGTGTAAACTGGGTCCATTGTCTGTTGGCGATCGGTAACATCAGCCAACCCTAACGGCACAGTGCGTGAGGTGTAATCTCTCGTTGCAGCTTGCATTAAAGCGGCTTGTTGCTCTGGCGTAAGTCGAGCAACGAGATCACTTAAAGCAGCCGCAGAAAGTTCTCCCGTCCCGCCAAAAGGCACGGCATAAGGATTTGCCTGAGTGTAACCAGCAAGCTCGTCAAGATTTAACAATCGATTTGGCATCACTCACCATTCTTAATCCACGTTGCATATTTTAGCGCACGGTCTGGTACTTGTTTTGCGTAAAGACTGTTCGGGAAGATCTCTACCGCAGCGTCCTCCCACTTACCCTGGGACAGCCCAGCGATACACTTCTTAAATTGACCGAATCTTGTGATCCCAATGTTATAGACCAAGGCTTCTACCGTCATAGCTCTGAAGGGGTCAAGTGTAAGATACCAATCGTATCTATCCTTGAGCTCACTACGGACCCTCTCAACGTCGTTGGTCAACATCGTCATCGCTTCAGACTCTGAGATCCCAAGCGAGGTCAGATTCCTACCGTAACCGATCGAGAGATTACCGACATCGTCATAAGGATGCGCCCGGAAACCTTCCGCTTCTTTGAGATGCTCGTA